CCACACCCTCCGCAACATGCACAGGGATCGCTCTTAATCACCATCGCATCGGGATAGCCATTACCACCGGGCCTCACCCCCGCCGTGTCGGCGTCCGCACGCTCAGGCGTAGGGGCGGCGTAGAGTGCTGTGCCGATTCCGTAATTGAACGCGGCAACGTCTTTGTTCCAACGAAGCACGCGTTGCACTTCGTCACCTTCGATGAAGGCCACCGGCTGCGCCTCACGCGGTGCGCACTCACTCATGCTTGTTCCTTTCGGTAGTTCCGCTCACACTCTTGATAGAGGGCTTCAGCCTTGATAGCGTCACCGTCCTCCAGGGCCTGCCAGAGGTTCGTGCCTGGGGCCACCAAAGTATCCTTGTAGGCTTTGTATCGACGTGCCATCTGGCGCTGCTTGCCGAAGATACGGTCGTATCCCTCATCGAACTGCTCGGAGGGACCACGGGTACGAATGGAGTCCCCTGTGATGTTATTGGTGGTCATCTCTCAGAACCAGAGATAGATGCCGTGGAGGACACCCAGGGGTGCCGCGAGGATGCCCACGAGCGATACGATGATCTCGACCGACAGAGCAGCGCTGAAGTGGTTGAAGGCATAGACAACGTTCGTGATCCAGCCTGCGACGTTGACGATTGCCAGGATAATGATGAAGATACCGATGAAAGGCATTTAGAAAGTCCTTGTATTAAGTTGAGTTACCCAGTACCCATCGGCGTTCTTTGCCATACCCTTGGTCATCATTTCGGTAACCTTCAGGCATCTACGGGGATCATGGGGATTACCGAATTCGCCTGTGCGGTGTTTCTCGAAGGCTGCGGTGGAGTTGAAGTATTCGTTACAGGTGGGGCACTGGTTGTGGTCGCCTCGGAGGATCACTTGTGTTCCACCTTTACGTACTCGATGCTGCTGATGGGGAACATCTGACGAGCCGTACCATCTACTGCACTGACCCACAGCACCGTGTCTCCGAAGACCCATGTGTGGTCCATATCGGTGAAGCGGAACGAGCTATTGTTGGTGGTACGGATGCTGAGGCTGGTGGTGTTCAATGCCATACGTCCATCTCCTGAAGTTCCTGATAGATGGTCACCGCGTGGCTATAGCCTTCCCAGTTGTCCACACCAGCAGCGCGAAGGGCCTCGAGGAACAGTGCGTTCTCTTTGAACTCCTCGAGGGTCTCTACTTCGACCAGTACGTGGGTCTTGTTCATTTCGTTGTTACCTCGTCAAGCCATTGGATGTAGGCGACCCAGAAGTCCGCCCATGCGTCGATAGTACGGATCAGGTCAGTGACCATGGATGCCCTTATTGGATTGTCTCGGTCTTAGCAGCGGCGTTTCGGCGACGTGCTCGGATCGCGCGACGGGTGAACTCTTGTTCGCGGAATTCCCGAGGGGCGTTGTACATTTCGCTGAGAAGGTTCTTGTTGTCGTGATAGAACTCGACCAGCACGCCACCGAAACCACGCAGGAGAATCGACAAGGCCACGAAGGGCAGGAACACCGCAGCCAGCAGTGCGTACAGGTACGACATGGGAAGGTCTTTCCGTTTGTTCATCGGCTGTCTCCATTGCCTTGAAGAGTCCCTCGGTCCTTGCGACCACTCAGTTTCTCGATGTTGCCTTCAGCGACCGATGCGAGACTCAGGCCCCAGTCGTCAGCGATAGCTGCAACCATCCAAAGGATGTCGCCAAGTTCTTTCTTGACGTGCTTGTAGTCGATGGTTCCAAAGTCACGGCGAGCCTTGGCAAAGTAGCCGAGGAGTTCCCCGACTTCCCCAGCGAGACCCTCTCGGGCGTACTGGGCATCTGCGGTACACAGACGGAAGCTCATGGCTTCACGTTGGTATTCGTTCAGGTCGCTCACAGGACCTCCGTGAAGGTCTCGTCAAGCGTCGTCAGGAACTTACGGACCAGTGTGTCCATGTCTTCATCGGCATCGATGTCAATGCCTGCGCTCTCCAACGCCTCGATCTGCTGGGTGAGTGCGTTGATCTGCCCTTGGATATCCTCAGGGATCGTGACGTTGGTCTCGTGGGCTTGTTCGATATACACCGTCAGGACGAGGGCCTTCAGTTTGATCAGGGTAAGGTTCATTTCTCTTCTCTCTTTACAAAGTGTTTGTCTTTGGGGTTACAGCATTGGGTCCCGAGGGGAATCACCCGGGAACACCACCAGCAGCGATAGGTCACAGCAGTTCCGGGTAGAGTTTGTTCAGGTGCTCGATGGTTGCCTCGACTTCCTTGAGGGCCGCTGCGGTTGCTGTCTGGTATCGAGCCGGTGCGAAGTTTTCCTCACGCGATTCGCAGCCAGCCGTGGGACGGTTGTCGATCAGCATCCCGGTGGCCTCAGTAACCAGCAGGATCGTTGCGCACGCCTTCACGGCTCCAAGGTGATGCACGAGTTCCTTGGGGTCCACACGTTCACCAGAGACCCACGCTTTGATGTGTCGGAGCATTGCGCCCACGTACGTCATCGCCTCGACTTCGGTCTTGAGGTAGTTGTTCTCGCCGTACTTCCGCTTGCCACTGTGCAGGGCCGCACTTTCGTGCAACTCGGCGATCTGGTGGATCAGGTGGACGGGCGGCTTCTTGTCCCCGTAGAGTTGCTTGGGGTTCGTGGGCTTTACTTCTGCGGGGATCGCAACCTTTCCCGGGCGGGGATCGTGCGAAGGGTGTTGCAAGATGTCCTGCAGCTTCCTCGCGTCTCCCTCAGGGTTGATGAACTTCGGCATCGGCATCGGGTGAAGCGGGTCCACCCACCGATCATTCAAGGCGTCGAAGTACGGTTGATCGAAGGGCGGGAAAGGGCTACCAAGGGGACGGGGTTGATACGGGTGACCCATGGCAGGGCCTTGCTGCATGATCTGGCTCAGGCTGCAGCCAACTGGGGTGGAGTCCATAGTTTCACTTGATTGTTCTCGAAGTCCCAGTCACTCTCATGGAGGATTCGGGCACAACGAGCTTGGGTTAGTGCGTCCTCTTCGGTGAGGCCCGCTTTGATGTACGCTTGCTTTACGGTCTCCCACACGTAGCCCTTGGAATCCAAGAGTTTCTTTGCGGACACTGGGCCAACCCCAGGACACCCAGGGAACCCATCGGTCACGTCACCAGTCAGAGCTTGGGTCAAGAACCACGCCCAGGCGTCCTTCTCGGATACCTGCAGCTTCTTGCCGTTGAGTTTCTGGTCGAGGTGCCAAAGGGTCCCTGGGATCGTCTTGAGGTCTTTGTCCATCGTCACGATCATCGTCTTGCCCTTGAACTTCGTGGCAAGGATGCCCATGCAGTCGTCAGCTTCCAGCGTGGGCTTCTCGAAGAACGGATAGATGGTCTTGGACCACTCCTTCAGGGCCCCATAGCCAACCGGCTTGCGTGACTTACGGTTACCCTTGTATGCCGGGTAGACCTCGTTGCGGAAGTTGTCTCGAGCGGTGTAGCAGAGCTTCAACTCGCTGCACTTGGTGTCCTCGATGAACTTGTCGATATAGCCTACGAAGAGTTCCTTGGCTTTCGCTACGTCCGTGTAGATCGACCAGACGTCATCGCCCCAGTCAACCTCGGTTTCGCAAGCGGATGCCGCACGGTAGCAAGGGATGTCTGCGTCAATCAGGAGGAGCATTAGACAGCCTCGATCTTCAGGACAGCCTTGTACTTCCCATGGGTGATGATCTCTACGATCTCTGCTTCGTTCTCGCCACGCGAGTGTTCCTTGAAGCCTGCAAGGGCATCTTCGAACGACTGGTAGCTGTCGATGCTGTAGTCGCCACAGTCGCTGCGGAAGCGGAATTCCGAGGTCTTATCGTTGACCAGCTTCAGGCGGAATGCGTAGGCGGAAGTCTTGGCCCCGTTGTCCATCCGCACGCTTACGACGTATTCGTCCTTAAGGCTGCCGTATTGAGGCTCTATGGCCGTAACTGTCCCTTGGTCACCAATCGTGGCGGTGGACTGGTAATGCTCCGTGAACTCAACGCGGTCACCAACTTGAAACTTACTCATATGAAAACTCCTGTTCATCCGCACCGAGGCGGTCATTGATTGCACGGATGCCTTCCTCCATCGCGTAGATGAGGGAATAGCCTTCGTTCTCGTGCTCTTGGTTGTACGGGTCAAGACACTCAGCGGTGATCTTGAAGATTGTCGGAAGATGTGACTCGAAGTTGAACTCAACTCCGTCTACGGTTACGGCGATGTGCAGGAGGTTTCCCATTAGAAACGGGACGACCTCGACTTTCGGTTGGTGCATGGATTTGATCCAAGCCTCTCTGTGTGATCAGCCAAACGCCCCCGAAGGTATCGTCGTCTAACCGTGTTGTAATGAGCCCCAAGGAAGCCAGCATGGCAACCTCGGAGGCCCTCTCGCGAGCTAAGTTGCTCTTGACACTGAACGGGGAAGTCCAGGCACGTTGAAGGATTTCAGTGACAGTCAAACCACGAGTCTCCGATCTTGAATTCTGCATCGATAGGACACTTAAACTTGAAGTAGTCGCCTGCACGCTTTGCGCAGAGAACAGCCATCTCCCCGAATTCTTTCTCGAGACCCTCGCGGACAGCCCACTGAAGTTCGTCGTGAACATACCCAAGGAGCGTGAAGTCCCCGTCCCACCCATAGCGCAAGCCACGGGCTTCAGCTTCAAGGAAGCACTCGATCAACCAACGCTTACTGATGAGGGCACCAGCGCCCTGTAGGAGTGTGTTGAGGGCACTGTGGGCAGAACGTACCGGGACCCTTCGACCATCAAGACCGATGAGATACCCACGCTTGCACGCTTTCTCGACAGCATTCTTGAGTTTCCCCAGAGCAGGAAGGCCAGTAAGGAATTTCTCCTTGAGCGCTTTGCCTGCAGCGCGACCCTTACCGACGATGCTCCCGATCTTTTCATCCCCAGCACCGTATAGGAATGCGTAGATAAACGTCTTCGCGTTGTTGCGTGTCGGAAGTCCCGCAGCGTTTTGGTTCTCAGTGTGAACGTCCCCGTTTAGGACGACATCCCCATAGGCCCCGCCGTCCCACTGGGCCATAAAATGCGCAAGGCATCGTAGCTCAAGGCCAGATAGGTCGACACCGACTTGCTTGAATCCCCGATGTACAGTAAATAGTGATCGGCACTCTCGTCCATACCCTCCAGCAAAGCCGGACAGTACATCTCCTTCTTTGTTGACTTTGACGCTTGGGACCTGGGCGAGGTTTGGGGAAGAATGGGTGCAACGGCCAGTAACAGCGCCGTTGGAATTGATTGAACCGTGAATTCTCCCGGCTTTCTCACACTTGAGCCATGCCTTATCTCCTTCTGCAAGCTGCCCAATTCGTTTCTCCAACAAGAAGTAGGAAGAGAGGAGCTTGGCCTCTTCGTAGGGTAGAGCACCGAGGATGTTTTCATCGATCTGTGGCTTACCGCCATCGGTGAAGTGCTTCGGTACCCAACCATACTTCGCCACCAGTCGCTGTGCGATCTGGTCACGGCTTCCGGGGTTAAATTCAATGACCTTGTCTTTCAAACGCTTCCCGGTCTTCAGGGAAACACGTTCGATAACCAGAGGCGGAAAAGTGTCCATCATCAACTGACGGATCGTGTCACGCTCAACTGCCAACTCACCATAGAGGGCAACCGCAGCGCCAACATCGAAGGGCCAGCCAGAGCGCTCCATCATCGAGCAGTAGTGACGGGCTGCGTGTTCAAGCTCGAGAGCCTGCTCGCTGTACTCAATGGAGTTGAAGTGAAGCATCAGGGCACGAGTGACCAGTACGTCTTGATCACAGTAGTCGCCCATGGCTTCGGTGTATGTCTTCCACTCGAGACCCGAGGGGTAATTCTCTTTCCCCCATGCATCGACCCACTTTTGCTGTGCTTCCTCGTCAAACTTCCTGAGGGCTGCAGGCGTGAGCGAGTCCATGTACTTCAAGAAGGCCGTCTCGTAGTTGGCGCGAATCCACTCATTCTTAAAGTCACCTGAGTATTCACCCTTCATCTGACCGAGGCGGTATCCCCAGGCTTCGAGGGCATGGGACCCTACGCGCTTCGTTGGCAACACTCCAGCCTTGATGTAGGACCCATCGCGGACCAGCAAGTCAGGGAAGTAGAGGCGGGACTCAACGATGGTGTCGCGGACCTTGGTTCGATCCACGGTGAACCCTGGGTACAGCTTCTGAATGACCGGGATGTCATAGCCGATGATGTTGTGACCTACGAGCATCCCTTCGTCTGCAGCTTGCTGAAGGTACGCAACGCCTTCCTTGATGTTCTCGGGGGTGAACCTGCGTACCTTCTCGTCCTCAACATCCATCACGGATATGCAGTGAATCGTTGACACGTCTTGCAGCAGCCCGTTTGTTTCGATGTCGAAAAGCGTAGTACGCATAGGGTTCCTTAGTATGGGTCTGAGGTCAGCAGGTACTCCTGCAGTTGGTCTTCAATGGATGCGTGCTCTTGGCACACCTTCAGGTACTCCTTGGCAAGCACTCGGATAGCCATAGCTGCAGGGCTGATTCCATCCAGTACTTCGAGCCTGTTTGCCAGTACGAGAGCTGCTTGCAGGCGTTCTTGATCAGCGAAGTTCATTTCGTGTCTTCCCACATGTATTCATCGGTATCGAAGGCCGTATCGAAGACCTTCTCGCTTGCTTTGAGGCAGATGGCGATTCCAGCGACTGCGATGATCACCATGCCGAGGAGGACCAGGGCGGTGACTAGCATCAGACTTGGACCTCACGTTCTTCGATGGTGTAGGTGTTGTCCCGGAAAAGCGACACGGACGTGAACTCGTTCCGATATTCCTCGGCAACGCGGAAGTCACTGGTGATGAACGTACTGGCGGCCGGGTATCCAGCGCCCATATCTCCAGGGGCGCCGAAGACCAGCGCGGTGTCCCTGGGGTCTTCTTTATCAGTACGGCGGATTACATATACGGTTGTCATCAGATAGCCTCGAAGCGTTTCTTCAGCAGGGCGTACAGAGCGTGCTGAGTGTTGAGGTCCAAGACAATCACGTCATCCGCCTCGGGATCATCTCGATTGGTCTCTTGGGCCAGAAGCAACGAGCCCTTCTTTTCTTTCCAGACAGCGGTTCTGTAACTGTCTTCCAGACCTTGCGCGGTCGTGTCCAGCAGGGGGGTTTCAGTATTCATTTCTCTCTCTCGATTCGATTAAAAGGTGTAGGCGTCCTCGTCCGGTGCAGGAGCGAAGTCCGTGTTCTTGTCGTACAGACGGCCCGTACTCCGGTCGTAGCCCAAGGGGATGAGCTTCCCTGTGGCTTGGCCGGTGTAGCGGTCTTTCAGTACGCGGAAGGTTGTGGTGGAGCGTTCTTCTTCGTCCTCACTTTGCTGATTACGCTCAAGTGCGAACATAAAGAAACTCCAGAACCCAATGGCTCGGGCACCTTTGAAATGGCGTATGGAGACGTGACCACCTTCTTCGTGCGACTTACCCTCAGGGGTCGCAAGGTGACTCACGAAATGGATCATGACCTTCAACTCATTGGCGAGTCCGGCCATCTCTTTCATGATCTGCTCAAGGCTTCCACGCTCATCGCTTGTGTCAGCCATAGCCGTCAAGTGATCCACATAGAAAATGCGGATGTCTTCGGCGTGAGCCATGTAGCGAATCTTGGCTGCTACCACGTCCCATGAGGTTTCCCCGAAGGAGTCGTATAGGTAGACCTTGCCTTCAAGCTCACGGACGGCTTCTAGGCGTTCCTCACGGGTCCAAGAGCCATCAGGGACGTGGAACCGCTTCCCCTTCAGCTTCCCTGCGATCCGTGCTGCTGTCTCGGTCGGTTGCTGCTCCAAAAACACGAGCCCAACTTTCGCCTTTAAGACATCCACATCGAATGCAATCTGCTGCGTAAGGAAATCGGTCTTTCCGATCCCAGTACCCGCACCGAACGCATACAGTTCCCCGTACCTTCGGCCATAGGTATGCTTCGTCAGTGCTTCCAGAAACCATGGGAGTCCTTGTGCGATCTCTCGATCTAGGTTGTCGTACAGGTCGGAGATACCTACGATCCCATCGGGCCTATATGCCTTGGCATTCCAGATAGCCTGGAGAACCTCGGCACCCTTGCCAGCCTTCAGGCAATCATTGGGGTCCTTGAGTGGTAGCGTGGCGATCTTCGCCTTGCCTGGGGGAAACATCTCAGCGCACTCTCGAGCGGCCTTCTGACCAGGGTCGTCCATGTCAAACATCAGGACAACTTCTTCGAACTGGTCAAAGAACTCCATCTGGCGAGACATATCCTTCTTGGCACCCTGAGCCCCATTCGGGACGCTTACCACGGGCCACTTGCAATCCTGAAGCGTCGCCAGGGTCATGGCGTCCACCTCGCCCTCGCAGACGACAATCTTCTTGCCACCGTTGAAGAGGTTCTGACCGAACATCGGGGGGTGCTTGGCGTCCCCAAGGAACTTGAAGTCCTTGTCGGCACCTCGGGTCTTCACTGCGACTACCTGACCATCTTTGTGATACGGATACATGTGGACGGTCTTGCCGCCCAGCTTTCCTACACGGACACCAAAGAAGCGACAGACTTTCTCACTAATGCCGCGAGCGGGTAGCCCTTGTACGTCCGCTTCGACGTAGAAATCCAAATCTGCTGCCACTGTTTTCCTTTTGTATGTTGGTGCCGCTCCATCGCCCCTGTCGAAGTGCCCACAGCTAAAACACTTTAGGTGCCCATCGCTATAGAGAGCGTTTGCGTCACTACTCCCGCAGTTATCGCAGGGGCCTTTTCGGATTAGGTGGGACTCGGCGTATTCCATTAGTTGTTCAGAAGTGCGGGAAGGGAGACAGGGAACTTCGGCTCAAGCAGGGTGAGGAGCATGTCGGCAACCTCTTGGCACTCAGCTTGTGCGTGTGCATCGAGGCGTTGCTTGATGACACGAGCGAAGGCCATCAGCGACCCACTCCATGTCCACTCTGTGTGCGTGTTCAGTGGAAGGACCATGCGGGCTTGCTCAGGGGCCATGCCGTTGCGCAAGGCTCGCTTGTAATTCCATAGGCCGTCTTCAGATACCTCCCGGATGAACTGAATCTCTTGCTCTTGGATGTGCAGCGGAAGCGTGTCTGCGGAGCCTTGCTTGACGTTCTCAGCACGACCACGGATTTGAAACGGGATGTAGAACTCAGGGTCACTATCGACATACCGACGACTGACTTCATTCCACGAGAGGCCCACCTGATGCTTCACCAGTTGGCGAGCAACGAAGATCGGAGCCTTAATACGGACTTGCGCAAAGCAGTGAGCGAAGGGTGACCAGTGGCCGTGCCTGGCAAGGTACTTGATCAGCTTCGCGTCACCTTCTTCGAACTCAGCGTGCTGCTTGTCGAAGGACACTCGGGCTACGTTAGCGACCGTCAGGTCAGAGCCCATGAAGTCAAGGAGTTCTACGGATTGTGGTGCAGTTTGCATGGGGTGACCTTCGGGTGTTTGATTAGCGGACGAACAGGCGGGCAGGGGAGCCCAAGGTGTAGCGGACGTAGCGCTGCCCTGTGACCGGGTGGTGGCGCTGCTCGCTCTTGACGTTGTAGCCTTTGTTGCGGATGTCAACGATGCGCCGTGTGAGCGATTGGATGGAGTAGTCCATCAGTGCTTCGCGCTGGGTGATCGAGCCGGTGTTGTACAGGTGGTCGATGAGTTTCTGGACTTGGGTCTTCATTACATGTCCTTCTTGATTTGCTTGAGGGTCTTGATGAATTCCTTGAGGTCCTTCTTGTTCAACCACTGCCTGCTGCTGTCGATGCGGACAGTTTTGTCACGCGGGTCGAACATCAGTTCGATTTCGCCGTTAAAATATGGGCCCACGAAGTTCGTGGTGATGCGACCGTGAATTTCTTCAAATTCTTCAATCATTTCTCTCTCTCTTTAAGCCATGCTTCAGGGATCAATTTGTCTGCATAGGCGAAGCCGTTCCTCTCACACCAAGTGGCGTAAGTAGACTTGCTGCCTTTGTAGAGGGGGGAGGCGCTGCGGGAAAAGACGAATCGGATGTCTAAGTGAGGGTGCTGCTTCTTTACTGCCAGATGCTTAGTGCGGTCGGCTGAATCAAACAGACCCTTACCTTCAACGATGATTCCGTTGGCAAGGATGAAGTCAGGTGTGTACTTGTGCGGGATGCTGTAGTCCAGCTTCACCTTCTCGTAGTCGTACTCGACACCTGCTTCATCTAGCTGTGCAGCGATCTTGTCCTCCAGACCGCTACGCAGCTTTGCCTTCACCTTGATGACGTGATTCTTCTTCGCCGCCCAAGAGCGACGCGTAGCCATCAGAAGTTGACGTCTTCGTCTTCTTCCTCGTCTTCCGGTTCAGCTTGCTTCGAACGCTTCGACGATGCCTTATCGGCCTTTGCCACATACGTAGCTTCTTCGTCAGCCTCGAAACCGCTGCCACCGAACTCAACGAGGTCAATGATCTGAACGCTGTCGATGTACAGGGACACGCCCACGTTCGAACCGTTCTTGTATGCCTTCATCGTCGCCTTGATCTTCAGCTTCGAGCCATTACCGATGTTGAGACCTTCGCCGTCAATACGGTTACCAGCGCCATCGAAGAAACGCAGTTCCTTGTTGTTACCCTTCTGATCCTTAGCCTTCGTGGAGAACTTCAGCGTGATCGTGCCGTCTTCGTTTTCTTCCGGGAAGTTGATCTTGTCGGCCACCTTCTTGCCGAGTTCCTCTTCGGCCTCTTCACGCATCATTTCGATGACCTTCTCTCCTTCAGCAGCGGAGACATGCAGGTCAACCTTGTACTTGCCATCAGCATCGAACTTGACGTCCGGGCGTGAGAGCCACGTAAAACCGGAGATGCCTTTGGGGGATGTGAACTTCTTCATGCGGGTCCTTAGTTGTATTCAGGGTGGAAATTGTCGATATCGAACTCGATCTCTTCGATGTAGAAGCCGTGACCCATAAGGGCGACTGCTGCATCCAGCGGAACGAGTCCACCGCTGTTGATCTGTTGTGACGCGATGGCGTCGAGGCGTTCTTCGTAAAGCATCTTCGGGGACCTAGAAATGGGAAAAGGCCCCGAAGGGCCCTATGTTGTGTAGCGGTATGTTGTGCAGAAAAAACTTAGAAGTCTTCGTCCTCTTCGTCGTCCTCGTACTCCCACTCGTCATCTTCACAAGCGTCGATACGGCGGTCGATCAAATCCATGTCGGAATTGTCCACATCTTCAAACAGGTCACGGTATGTGTTAGCCATCATGATTCCTTATGCGAAAGCGTATTTGGAGTCGAGGACAACCTTGAGGTCAAGGGAGCCACGTTGGGGTACCTCGAGTTTCTCAAGGTTTGCTACCAGTTTCATCACGTCCTTAGCATCTTCGGCATCGACCGATTCAGCGCGGACCTTTAAGAGACCCTTGGCGTTATCCAAGAGGGACTGCAGCGGGTCATTGTTCTCATACATCTCCACGAACGTCTCACGGATGATGTGCTTGAATCGGACCATGCGGTTAGGCGTGGTGGCGAACGAGTCATGAATGAACATGAAGTCTGTGATGCCTTCGCTCACGGCCTTGTTAGCTACGCTGTGGACGTGCGCCGCATCACAGGAGTGGATGAAGTTAGGGGAAATTCCGAGCTTCTGATCGTTCTTAGCGATCTTCTTGGTGTAACCCGTCAACAGCTTCGGCTGATAGCGAACACGCTCCGAGCCTTCCCATGCGAACGAATTGACAACCTTGAATGTCGGCTCATAGTACGTCGAGATGACCGGGAACCCTGTCGGATTGAACCAGCTTGACGGCAGGTTAGCAGCGCTCAGTTCCTTCGAGATTGCACGGAAGAACGTCTTGCATGCCTCAGCACCCGGGACCGTCTGCTTGATCGACTCGAAGTTGATCTTGGCGAGGTACGTGCCAGCTTCACGGCGGAACTTACCATCGTCACCGAAGTGGCGCTTGGCACCTTCTTTCTTCAAGAAGTCTTCCCACAGTTGCTTCGACATCCCACCAGCTTCCGAACCATACCCGTACGTCATAGTGTTGCGCTTGCATAGAGTACGGTTGATCCCGAAGGTCATCCACAGGTCAGCGATGCTATCTCCTGCATCCTTGGCGACAACCGCAGCAGTCTTACCAGCAACCGCACGATAAACGTCTTGGGGACGCTCGGACGGAATCAGGTTGACGTGCTTGGCACCTTCAGGGTCCCGGAGGATTGCCGAGAAGTGCTGCAGCCCAGAGCACGAACCATCGCGTGCTACGGGGATACCACAGAGGGTCGTAGGGTCGTTCAGAACGTCCACCAGCGACTTCGCAGCAGCAAGGAAGCAGAACGGGCTATCTGCGAGCGTCCAGTCATCCACAGTGGCCTTAGGATCAGCCACGATGGACCGGATTAAAGCCATGTTGTCGTTGACCCACTGGATACGATCAGCGTCAGGCGACTTATCAACACCGCCAGGGCCAGTCGTGCCTACGTGCCACTTAAGTTCCTCGATGCCTTCCTCGGTCAACACTTCACCGTTCTTCAGAAGGAACATCGCCTTGCGGACATCAGAACCTTGGTGGTTGAAGTTGCAGCGCGGATACACTCGACTACGAAAATCGAGATAGGCAGGCTCATAGAAAGCTGCTTCATTCGACAGACGCAGGGCCTCTTCAATGTCACGCTTGATTGCATGACGCTTACCGTTGATCGACTTGTTGAACTGGAGGTCTTCGGCCAGCTTCTTCTTGTCTTCAGCCTTCCAATCGATAGGACGAGCAGCGCCAGGAAGCGTGTCACCATCCTTACCAATAGCGATCTTCTTACGGTTGAAGTGCTCGACCAGTTTCACGATCCACGTATTGATAGCGTAGGGGACAGCTTGGATCGAGTTGACAGCCTGAATGAACGGGGCATCAGCCTGGATCGCTGCGTTGATCGCTTCACGTTGGACCTTGTTCGCTCCATTCACGAGCGGGTTCTTACGGGCAACCCGAGCATCAAGGTATGCACCAGTGTCGAACGAAGTCCACGGTGCAGGAGGGACCAGCATCGCCTGAAACTCAGGATGATCGTACTGAAGGTCTTCGGTTGTGTTGGCAATGATCTCTTCGGCCTCTGCGGTAAAGCAGATGCACTTCTCAGGCCACTCAGCGTCTTCTGCCTTGTGGTCGAACGTCGAGAACATGTTGGTGACTTCCATCGCAATAGCGACCAGACCACCAGCAACAGCCACATTGACATCAGCCTCTTCACCATACACAGGGAAACGCTGCTGAACTTCCAGCGCCGCTTCCTTACGCTTGGCTTTGCTCTTGGGCATCTTAGCGATAGCAGCGCGGTACTCCTTACTGCTTGCACGCTTCCATGCGCCTTCTGCGGTCAACTGACGTACATCGTCGCCTAACGCCGTGAACAGGTCAGACATCGAGGCACGCTCCGGTTCATCCATGGACGCCAAGGATGCCTTGCGGGTCATGTGCGACAGGATGACGTGAGCCAGGACATCGAACTCGATCAGGTCCAGGGCGTGAAAGTGTGCTGCAGGACGACCCACGGTTGCCGAGGTCGCCACAAATTCCTTCTGAAGGGCTTCGACCAGATTAGGCATGGCTTCCGTGAGAACACGGCGACCAGCTTGGCTGACTTGCTCACCCTCTACTGCACGCTTCTCCGAACGGAGGTGGCGGAACTTACCGTTCTCAACCATCTCAGCTTCGCGTTCAGCGTTGGTGTCGTATGCAGTGATTTCGAGGCTCATGTCCATTGCGTTTCTCCAGGTGTGCTGTGATTCGATTGGTAGGATTATAGCGCCGAAATGCGCAACACACCACAAAGTTGTGCAAAAAAATTAAGACGACGTTGCCGCCTTCTTTTCTGTTAGGTAGTAGAAATGGCAACCCACTGATTTTGCAAGGAATTTTCTAGATGTTTTCTAGTTGTGCCGCTCTAATGTCAGACGAATATAGCCAGGCAGAGTTTTGGAAAAAACCCTTTAAAATCAGATAGCTACCATTTCTACTAACTAATAGAAGAGAAGGGCGAATCCTGCACAACACAGCACAGCGTGGGGGTAGGGGGTAACCCTAAGATAGACCAAAGGCTACCTAAGGTAGACCCTAGGTAATTATCTTCATATGAAAACAATAAAAGGGTCACTAAAGGAACCCTCAGGACACTCTAGTAAAGATTGGGATACACGCGATACGCAGACAGCGACTTACCAAAGCGTTCCTATCCCGGTCGATAGCAAACCCCGTCCTGAGCCTTCCTTTAGTGATCTCTTTTTTCTGCACAACATAATCCAGCACACTTTTAGAGAGAGTGAATGTCAGTCCAATCATTGCGAGCACAGCTAGTCGCTCGACGAACGTATCAACGCCCCTTGAACCCTGAAGGCACTGTCTTCGAGACTTGGGAAGAAATGGTCGACCGAGTAATCGGCCATCAGATGTGGCTGTGGGATCGCGCTGCGGCTCCCATGGGGGGCATCGGTCAAGAAGAGTTGCTCGAGTTGAATGAGCTTCGTGAACTGATGATCGACCGAAAGGTTCTGATGTCAGGCCGTACGCTGTGGCTAGGTGGTACCAAGGTCGCAAAGAAGCGCGAAGCGTCCCAGTTCAACTGCTCGTTCACCCAAGTGGAAACCGTACAAGACATCGTGGATTGTCTGTGGCTCTTGCTGCAGGGTTGCGGTGTAGGCTTCACGCCTATCGTCGGTCAGCTTACGGGATTCAACAAACGTATCCCGACAATCGAATTCATCCGCTCGACACGCACTGAGAAAGGTGCACGAGAGCACAACGTAGAGACGTTTGAAAATGGAACATGGACCATCGCAGTCGGTGACAGTGCCGAAGCATGGGCCAAAGCCCTTGGCAAACTGGTCGCACATCAGTACAGCGCCGATAAATTTGTATTCGATGCCTCGGCTATACGCCCCGCTGGTGAGAGACTTGCTGGATACGGTTGGATCAGTTCCGGTGACGAAGCACTGTGCAAAGCAGTCCAGGCCATCTTCGACATCCTCAATCGCCGCGCAGGTTCGCTCCTCACTCGCATCGACATCCTCGACATCGTCAATTGGTTGGGCACGATCCTGTCCTCGCGTCGCAGTGCTGAGATTGCTCTCTTTGAGTATGGTCAGGACGAATGGCGAGAGTTCGCTGTAGCCAAGCGCAACTGGTGGGAATCGAATGTCCAGCGAGCGCAGTCCAATAACAGCCTCTTGTTCCGTCAGAAGCCTGCCCGAGCAGAACTGCAGCACATCTTCGACCTGATGGTTGAGGCTGGTGGCAGTGAGCCTGGGTTCATCAATGGTGAGACAGCTATCCGAAGGGCCCCTTGGTTCAAGGGTGTCAATCCGTGTGCTGAGATTCTGTTGGGAAACAAATCGTTCTGTAATTTGACCGAGGTAGACGTTGGAAAATTTTCTGGTGATTCTGCTGGTCTTCGTCGGGCTATTGAGTTGGCTGCTCGTGCGAATTACCGTCAGACTTGTGTGGACCTCCGTGATGGAATCCTTCAAGAGGCATGGCACCGCAATAATGATTTCCTTCGTCTTTGTGGCGTGGGTCTCACTGGTATCGTCCGTAGACCTGATCTGCGAGCATATGACTACACGGAACTCCGACGTACTGCTATCTCTGCTGCTTATGGGATGGCTGATGAGCTTGGGACTCCTCGTCCGAAGAATGTTACGACCGTGAAACCCTCGGGAACCCTCTCGAAGGTCATGGATACGACTGAAGGCGTACATGCGCCCCTTGGTCGATACATCTTCAACAACGTGAACTTCGGTAAGCATGATCCCCTGGTCCCCCTGTGCCGCTCTGCGGGTTACAAGGTGGTTCAGAATCCTAGCGATGCTGAAGCTGTTCTGATCACGCTCCCGGTCAAATGGGATACCGTGCCGTTCTCCAAGTTTGTGAAGGATGGTGTTGAGCTTGAAGTGAATCTCGAGACTGCTATTTCGCAGCTTGAGCGGTACAAGATGCTCATGCAGAACTGGTGCGATCAGAATGTGTCAGCAACGATCAGCTACAGCGTTGAGGAGGTCCCGGCTATCGTCGATTGGCTCCTCACGAACTGGGACGATTACGTTGGTGTCTCGTTCTTGTTCCGAGCGGACCCCACGAAGACCGCAAAGGACCTCGGATACCTCTACCTTCCTCAGGAAGTGGTGACGAAGTCTGTGTATGACGCTTATGTAGCAAATCTTCAACCGATCGATCTGAACAGCACTGCACAGGACCTCGACCTTGAATTGGTTGATGAATGTGCCGGTGGTGCCTGCCCGATTCGGTGATCAAATTAGGACCGGCAACAGTAGGCCGCAATCCTATATCCGGTGACTCGCCCTCAGTAGCGCGAAGACAACCCGGCAATTCAGGTGGGAAGCCTGATCCTAACTAATGTTGTGGCCTAAGCTGACCACAGTCCCATGCGTTGAAAGCGAAGGGTCGTTAAGCTAGTACCAAGGCAGTAGAGCAGTGACGAGGAACGAAACCAGTCCCTGATCCGGGCGGGTGGATACGTCACCCTATGATGAGCCAAGGTGCGCCCGTAGGAATCATTAGGTAAGGAAAGCAAACGGAGAATGGGAGGGAAGTGGCTCTGAATCCACAACCCGGATACCTCACCGGCCTAATGAGTAAGAAGTTCTACCCGAAATCCCAAATGCAATGTTTGGGTCACGGCAGTACCTCACGAGTTCTACCGTGAGTGGTCTTTCTTGGAACCCCTTGGGTTTCTCCCTCTCTCTCAACTTGAGGGGCCTTGAAAGATCACCCACAGTAAAACTCTCGATTCCCTCAGCGTCCCTTTTGGAATGCCTGGAGGATTTGAAAAAAATAGATCAATTTCGATAGGCCACCCCTATTAACTCTAGGTCCCTTCAGATACACCTCTTCCCCGCAAGGGGTTATTTGGCGCACTAGATAATCTCTAGGTGCCTGAGGTTCCCTCGAGACCCCTGTTTTCAGGGTGTAGGGGACGGATCATAGGGGGTTCAGAAGGGGATAGCAGGACCTGGATTTATACGTCTAGAACGCTCTAGATCGATTCAGGAACCGCTCGCGCGACCCCCTTGGCTACATGGGTAGGTCCAATGTCAAACCAGAGGCTCCTAGCATCGCACAGAGACCTAGAAAGCCTATGGAAACCATCGGATAGCATGGACGCACGAAAGCGCAAAACCCCAGGGGTTACCTAGGGTCTTTGGTTTTCGCGTTCGTTACTTCTGCCGGTAGAACCCGATGTGGTTGATTGTGTCGATGACCTTGTGCGCTTTCTCCAGGGTATCAAAGAACCCCTTGGGGTTTCCTAGTGCGTCGATGACTTGAAATTGGACTCCCTTGGTCATCCAATAGCGATAGACCACGAACATTCCCTCGTACTCGAACCCTACGGCCTCTGCGTCTGTGTGCTCTGTCATAACATCCTCTCAGTTAGTCCTACCGTTGCGCAAGTAACACAAAAGACAAAACCCCAGGGTTACCTAGGGTCTGTCTTGTGTGCACTCATCGGGGCTCCCTGATTACCCGGATGTTACCCGGAAGACGAATTTCTACAGGTCCCCTGAGGGTTCGCGCTAGTTCCTCTGCGATTGCCTGGGTTAGTTCGTGGATGAGTGAGGATGTCGGATGGACGGCGCGTGAGTATGCCTCAAGGGCTTTGGTTGCCTTGCTGGGTCTCATTGTGTGCTCAGTTTCAAACGACGAATGACCAATTTCCAGTATCTACGCTGGAATGAACCCTTAGGCCATACCCGCTTATGCTCGCGGGCCCATTCGATCTGTTCGTGGACGGTCATTTGTTCGATACGTAGAAAAGAGTAGGGATAGCTGCATCCTGGAGTGCCCGCAATGCCTCCTCGAACGTTGCGAACTTGAGTAAGACCCGATGCGTCTGTTTGTGTTTGAGATAGAACATTACTTGCTCCATTTGCGCTGGATGAAACGTTGAATGAAACCGATGAGCCAATAGACCAAAGCCAATTGGATAAGCACGCCGATGCCATGCCACAGGAACCCGCGTTCGTAGGGGTTCGATTGGATGTACCCAGCGAACATGACTAGGTCAATTACGGTAAGAATGACCATTGCGGTAAGACGGACCATGGTTTGTCCTATGTGTGGTTATGTTGTGCAATTTTACGAACGGTGAACAATGTCAAGCTCGCACTCTTTAAACACGCGTCGGTTATTCGCACAGTCAAGCATGGCGTGCCCTTCGTTCGACACGATGTACGCATAGCCCGTCTCAGCACGGCGTTTCGTTGCATACTCAACAGCTTTTTGCACTTGTTCGTTCATGGCTAACCCCTTGGTTTCGTTGGTCTCATCAGTGCGATATTGAACCGCAGACCCTAGGTAATCCCAGGGTTTCGACCTATTAGCTATTGGCGCTAGTGCAAGTGTAGGTTTCCCCGTTGAACGTGAACTCGTACATATCACCACTCAAGCGGCAGTCATTGGCGAACTTATCGTAATCAATGTATGCCTGAACAGATTCAGGAACCTTACTCAGATAAATCTCATCGAACAGTTCGGAAGCTACATCCACCAGGGAACCTACAGAGAGGCAAACATCGTAGAGGTTGCCCAAGGCTTCCCGCACGTCCTGACCGTTCACACTCACCAAGTAGAACAAAGAAGCCTTTGCATCCTCCGTAAGCATCTCCACTTCATCAAACCAGAACTCCAGGTTAGCCTGATCAACCTTGCAGGCTTCAAACAGTTGTGCATCATCGCCGTCAATGTAATCGATCATGAACTCTTCAACCGGCGCACCTGAGCGATTTAATAACGCTGCGGACTTCTCTGCGTACTCTTCGAAGGACGCGAAGTAGAAACCAGTTGCATCAGTGTCGTACGGGTTTGCGAAATAGTTAGCGATGGTCATTTTGTTTCCCCTGGGTTTGTCTGGTTTCGCGCCGTGCAGCGCATGAGTAAGAATATACGCGGTTGTGCAGTGTTGTGCAAGCGTTATCTGAACTTATTTATCCATCTTTCCGCCGATGCAATGAAGCACACGTACCGGAAGCTTGGGGTAAGCCAATGCGAGCCCTTCAGCACGGCACCACGCTTGCGAAGCGCCTTGTGAGTCATCCGGATAAGCCTGGACCGTGTTCCAATTCTCAGTGTTCTTAACCTGAACAAGGTAGGGATAGTTAGCCGTCTCGTTGCTTACTGCGCTAGTAACTTTGTTGGTCATTATGTTTCCCCTGGTTATCTGTTGGTATCAATAGAACGTAGTGAACATGAGTGTAGCAAACGTGCCGATGAAACCAACGACACTTACTAATAACCCAGCGTACATTGTGATAATCGCGAGCTTGCACATGGTGTTATCCTTGTTCCTGTTCGCTGAAGTAAATGTCCCAAGCTTCGTTATAGCTGCATCCTTCGCATTCCATGATGACTTCAAGCATACGTTCACGGTCATCATTAGCAGCTTCGTGTCGCATATCGTCCATCATTTTGTTTCCCCTGTTTATCTCTGCGTTACTCTGGTCTGTATTAGGTGACAGCGAAACATTGCTTCAGTTTTAATCGCAACCCGAGACGCTAGTTACACAGTGACCGACTGGTTACGGCTCTTGCGTTCTGCATCCTTCTCGGCGTATCCCTCTGCTAGTGCCTTGCGGCCTGGTGTTTCGCTGCCATGTACACAATGTACAGGTTAGGTTACTGCGTGTCAACACAAGTTTGCACAAATATTCTTGGAGCTGTCTCTGGTGTCCCCAAGGTGTGCCTGAGGTTAGGTTCGTGAACCGCTTAACAACAAAGTGAGACAGAACATTCTATATTTTGTTTACCTTTGGATACAAGCTATCGTCTGTATTGCGTACATGCCTTGGCTACCCTCAGGCACACCAATGCACACCACGCGTACCAGTGCATGCCTAATGCCTCCTCGTGTGCCCCTGGATTACTACACTTGATATTGTATCTAGCGTTAGTCCTTTAGAATCATACACTTACGCACGGCTACCCTCGGCCTTGCCTCTCTCGCTCGCCTCCAGGCCTAGCCATGTACCCCCATGGGGTGCCTTAAAAGGGGCTTCAAAAAGACCGCTAAAGGTGTTGGTTGTTTTTGTTGTTCGACCTTCGCGTGAAGTGGGCGAATCCTGGGGAAAACCTTGGGAAACCCTAGCCCCCTAGTGTCTCTTTTTCACCACATGTACCCCCGGTAGGGGGCCCCCTAGTTTCCCCAAAGTACCCTGACCCTTTTGCACAAGATGACCTAGGGGGAGGGGGGGTACCTTAGGTTTAAACCAAAGATAGACCAAAGGTATCTCTGGATATTCTCTGGTTATCTCTAGGTACCTCTGGTTTGAGCTAAGGGATTATCTTCATTAATAACCTATAAAGAACTTAGGTTTGAACCAAAGGTATCCTAGAGTCATTATCAATAGTTAATATCATTATCGATAATCACTTTGGTCTCCCTTTAGAACACCCATTAACCCCTTGGCTCCCCCAAGGAATAACCAAGGCTATATAAATGGCTCTCGAAACTGCATCCTATATTAATGGTCTCGTCCCAGCTAATCCGCTTGGGGCTGATCCTATTGCTCAGGCTGATGATCACATCCGTCTAATCAAGTCGACCCTTAAGGCGACCTTTCCGAATATCTCTGGGCCGGTCACTCTGAATCAGGCCCAATTGAATGCTGCTGCTCCCATTGGCTCCATCGTCATGTGGTTCCAAGGTTCCCTTCCTTCGGGCTGGGTCTTGTGTAATGGACAGACGGTGGCGAAGTCAGATGGCAGTGGGAATATCACTACCCCCAATCTGCTTGATCGTCTTCCTATCGCAGCCGGGGGCTCCTATGGCCTCAACACAACTGCTGGTAATCGGTTCCCTGTCATTACGTGGAATCAGATGCCTGTGCATAACCATGCGGCCAACACGGACACCGTAGGGAACCATACGCACCATGTGGTCGGTAACACGGGTGGCGCTGGTGGCCACAGCCACACCTTGCCGAACTTGGGCTCCGTCCAAGCAGGTTCAGACAATGGCGGTGCCAACGTACCTGTCAACACAGGCTACGGCTCGGGTCGCCTCTTGAGCCCCACGGACCCTGTAGGGGACCACGGCCATTACTTCGAAGTTGACTCATGGGGTGCCGGTAGCCATGCCCACGGGGTCTCCGTAGGTAACGCAGGTTCTAGCTCCCCTATGGATGTCCTGAACCCGGTCTATGGCCTCTACTTCATCATGAAGGTTTAAAGATGCCTCTTGAATCAGCAACGTACCTCAACCAACTCGTTGCGACCAATCCGACCTCCACGGACTCCGTGTCGCAATCCGATGACCACCTCCGTCTCATCAAGCTAGCCCTCAAGAACACCTTCCCGAACCTGGATAGCCCGGTCACCGCCACGCCTGCCCAGTTGAACTTCCCGGTACCCCAAGGGTTCATTGGGCTCTGGTCGGGAGCCATTGTGGCCATCCCGGCTGGCTGGGCCCTCTGTGATGGAACCAACGGGACCCCTGACCTGCGGAACAAGTTCGTGGTCGGTGCCGGTACTACCTACGCAGTCAATGCCACGGGTGGTTCGGTCAATACCGGAGCGGGGGGTTCGCACACCCACACCCTCAATAACACCACGGATAGCCCCACGGTGACCACAGGTCCCGTTCAGGCTGGCACAGGGGCCACGGTTGTCACTGGTGTTACTCCGGTAGCCCATACGCACACCGCGAACTTGATCGGTGATCACCAACACTCGTCACTGCCTCCGTACTTGGCACTGGCGTACATCATGAAGCTCTAAAGCCTATGCCTACCCTCCCGCTCCGCGAGCTTGGGGGCGTGGGGGTAATCACGGACGCAAATCCCTACGACCTCCCGCCTAACGCCTTCTCAGGTGCCAATAACGTCATCTTTGATGAGAACCGAATCTCCCGGGCTCCGGTCTTCAAGATGATGTTCAACCCGATCCGCTCGGCACTGACGTATGACGCAGCCTCAGGGGACTACGATACAAACCCCAACGTCTACGACTCGGCACAGGGCGGTAGCTCGAATAACGCTCGCTTCATTGGGTCCTACGCTACATCCACGGCTGGTGAAGTTGCCTTCGTGACGGACGCAGACGGCACAGTCCGTGCGTACCCGGGGGGCACCCTCACGTTCCAGACTCCGGTCTCCGGGACGATCACCAACGATAACCCTTGGTCCCACGCTCAGGTGGGCGGCATCTCCTTCCTCACTCGAGCAGGGATGAAGCCGTACGTCCGCAACATCTCCTCTGATGCAGTCTACAGCGGCATTGGTGGTGACTGGGTAGCTACGGATACTGCTGCAGTCGTCCGACCGTTCCTAGACTTCGCATTGATGTTGAATGTGACGAAGAACGGTGTCCCCTATCCGACCATGGTCAAGTGGTGCAACCCGATCCAGTTCGGGCAGGCAACCTCGGCTATCAACTGGGACCCTGCGAACCCTAACTTCGTCGCTGGCGAGAATACCCTGAGTGAGATGCGCGGCCCGATCCGTGATGGTCTGGTGCTCGGCAACTCGTTCATAGTCTACAACCAGTCTCAACTGTGGAACGTGGACTACCGTGGGGACCAGTCGGTCTTCGGGTTCCGCCGCCTTCCCTATGAGGGTGGAATCATCAACACCAACTGTGTGGTCGAAGTCGATGGCAAGCACATGGTGTTCGGTGACAACGATATCTACATGCACGATGGGATGAGCAAGAAATCCCTCGCTGATGGTCGTGTTCGTCGGCGTATCTTCAACGCCTTGGATCGCTCACGGCAGAACTCGTGCTTCGTGGTCCATGACGCAGTGGCAAACCTTGTCCACTTCTGCTACGCCACGCTGCAGGATGAAGCTTCGTTCTCGAAGACAGTCTTCTGCAACCAAGCGGCCATCTACAACTACAGGTCGGACACTTGGTCCTTCATGGACTTGCCGAATGTGGTCGGTGGTTCGATGACAGATGCTTCCCTTCTGAAGAACCTCTACCCGGATGCCAACGACTCATACGAACTGTTCAACACACCGTACATGACGTTTGCCGGTGGGACCCCTAAGGTCTCCCTGATGCTCTCCGTGGCAGACCAAGCGAACGGCATCACTGACACTCGAGTCTTCGCCATCGATCTCCCGACTGCGGGCCTCGTGAATCTCCCTGCGTTACCTGAGGTTCTCAAGCCAGCCTACGTTGAACGCGTGGGTGCAGACATGGATGACTTCGGTATCTCGACTCTTCGCGGATACAAGCTGATCCAGAGCATCGTCCCTCAGTGTTCCTTTGAGGACAGCAACGGCATCTTCACGTTCGACATTGGGTCCTCGGACCTCCCGAAGCAGTCCCCAACGTATCGAGCTTCGTGCCCGTTCAATCCCTCGACTGACTACAAGATTGACATGCAGGTTGCAGGTCGGTACCTCGCGTACAAGATCAGCACGGCATCGATCTCGAGCTTCCAGATCAGCGGTTTCGATATGGATGTCAAAACAACGTCTCGGCGGTAACTATGGCCGTAACTTACACAACCCCCCTGGTGAACTACGTGCGTTCCAGCGTGCCCCCGCTTCCCGATTCCCAAGTCAGATACCTGATGGAAGAGTTTAGGAAGCTGGAGCAGACGCTGGCGACCTATAAAGCTGCGTTAGATCAGCTTGCGCCACGAGTCCCCTGAATAACTTTCCAGAGAGTATGAGTAACCTAGCGCGAATTGAAACCCCCGCCACCGAGCTTGAGAAGGTCTACAGGCTCGAGAAGGAATTAGAAAAGCTTCCTCAAGTCATGTGTCCGGTGTGGCATCACTTCGCGCCCGGGCTGTACGCCCGAAAGATGCTGATTCCTAAGGGAACGGTGCTGACAGGTGCAGTCCATAAAACTGAGCACCTTTGCATCATTTCAGGGGACATCAGTGTCTCGACGGATGACGGTATGAAGCGCATCACAGATGCTCACGCCATCTTGTCTTCAAAGCCTGGTGCTAAACGCGCTGGTTTCACCCACGAAGACACGTACTGGACGACTGTTCACGCCACCGATGAAACGGACCTGGACAGGCTGGTCGAGGAATTGACCACATCCACCAATCAAGAGTTGATCGGACAACCCGAGAACAAACAACTCCTCTCAAACAATCTACTGGAGCCACCACAATGAGCTTTGCAATTGCTGCTGGTGTCGGAGGTGCAGCTATTGGGGCTATTGGCTCCACAATGGCCGCTGATTCCGCCGCTGACGCCTCTAAGTATGCCACCGATAACTCAGGTAAGCCGTGGAGCGGTGTGCAGCCCTACCTGACTGGTACGTACGACAAAGGCCAGGGTGCCCTCGATTCTGCGATGGGCATGGGCAACAATGGTGTCTATAGCGGCCCCCGCGTAGCTGGTCTCAATCCCTATCAGACCAATGGTGCGACCCAAGCAGGTCAGTTCGCTTCTGGTCAAGGTGCCGACATCGCTGGTCAACTGTACGGTCAAGGCACCAACGCACTGAAGTATGGTCAGCAGTACGCGGGCAACGCTCAACAGATGTTCGATCAAGCCGGTCAAGATCAGACGCAGAACTTCCTGAATAGCGCCTCGCAGTACGCAAACAACCCGTACGTTGACGGGATCATCGACGCCAACTCGCGTGACGTTACCCGCAACCTAAACGAAAACCAACTGCCGTCCCTGTACCTTGGTGCAGCCGGGAGTGGTAACACGAACTCAACCCGCACAGGCGTCGCTGAAGGTATCGCTCAGCGCGGTGCCGCAGACAAGCTTGCGGACATCTCGAGCAACATTCGCAGCCAGTTCTTCTCCCAAGGACTGTCGCAAGCTCAGAGCCAGTACAACACGCAGCAAGCACAAAAGCAAAGCGCGAACGGTCAGATCGGGAATTACTTCCAGACTGGTCAAGGTGCACTCCAGGGTGCCCAAGACGCCAACGCGAAGAACTTCGACGCATCGCAAGCTGCAGGAGGTGTATTCCAACAGAACCAGCAGCAAGGTCTCGACGCGGATCGCCAAGCCTTCAGCGAAGGTCAGAACAACAACCTCGACTTGCTCACGAAGTACATGAACATGCTCAAGGGCTCCTACGGTAACTCGCAAGCTGTCCAGCCTGTTGCCTCTCAGAACCCGATTCAGGGTGCCCTCGGTGGTGCTTTGGGTGCCGCAAGCATCGTAGGCAAGCTCGGCAGTTCTAACGCTTCTTCGAGCGGGTTCAACCCCGCCTACCAGTCGAGCTATTCGGGCTTCGACAACCCCGACAACTACGGCTAAGGAAACCCATGCCCTATAACCCGCAAGATTACGACACCCCTCTCGCTATGGCGATGGGTGGCACGGCACCGGGCGTGGCTCCAATTAATGCTGGAGACGACGACCCTTCGCAGCAGTATGCGCTCCCGGTCCAAGCTCCTCAGATGGACCCAGGCCCTGCGTACTACCAAGCTCAACAGCAAAAGTCATGGTACGACAACGCTAATAAGAACGCCCTCTGGAACGGCATGGGTGCTGCTGGCGCTGCTCTCTTGGGTGGCACGGACTTCAACAAGAGTCTCGGTCATGCCATCAACGGCTTCAACGGCGCATATGACGCACAGGTCGACAAAGACCGTGCGCTTACGCAGGCTAAGGTAACCCACACGGCCGATGGCGCGTTCTCGATCTATGAATATCCCGATGGGACTCAGAGGATCGTTAAGAACAACGGCATTGTCGCCTACAACACTGATCAGAAGGCTGCTAAGGCGCTGGCTGAGAAGAACAAAATCGACTACACGGCTGATGCTAATGCCCGCGCTACTAATCAGAAGGCGGGTGAGAAAGCTGCGCTAGATTCTGCAGGTGACGCAGTTGCGAGCGCTGCAAACGCCAAGGAACTCCGCACTGTTGCTGACGACGTTGAGAAGAGTCAGAAGGATTGGGTTCCTGCCTCAGGAGGCATCGTCGGAGCAGTACCGCAAGCGGTGCGTGCTGTCATCTCTCCTGAGAATGCAGCCTTGCAGGACCGTGCGTACGCCATCATTCAGAACAACCTTCGCGCAACCCTCGGCTCTCAGTACACCGAGAACGAAGGCAAGGCACTGCTGGCCCGTACGTTCGACCCGCACCAAACTCCCACAGAGAATGCACGCCGTCTTCGCGCTGCTGCGGACAACATGGAAGCGATGCAAGCCGACAAGGCGGGTGCCCAATCCTACATGGCAAAGCACGGGACCCTCCAAGGTTACACCCCAGGCGCTGCTTCGGCTGCTCCTGCGGCTTCCCCACAAGCCCCCGCTCAAGGTGGGGTTCAAGATAACTCTGCTGTAGCTGCGGAGATGCGTAGGCGAGGATTACTCAAGTGAGCTTAGACCTCTCGCAGATGTCCGATGATGACCTGAAGGCTCTGTATTCCAACACTCAGGGAATCCATCAGAACGAGTCCAACGGTGCTTCAGACTCGGCATCCATTGTCAACCCGACAAGCGGTGCTGAAGGTTCCATGCAAGTCATGAAGGACACTCAGAAGGACCCCGGTTTTGGTGTGAAGCCGTCGGACGGTACGCCTGAGGACACAGCCCGTGCTGGTCGTGATTACTATGCGGCTATGCACCAGAGGTACGGTGACCCGTTCACGGCTGCTGTGGCCTACAACTGGGGCCCTGGCAAAGCAGACAAGTGGATCAAGAACGGCAGCAAGCTTGAGGACCTCCCTGAGGAAACCCTCAAGTATGTCTACAAGATGCAGGCCCGTGATCCTGCAGCGTCCTCGACAACGGAACTCACCCCTGAGTCGGCACCGAAGCCCAAGCAGAAGGAACAAGCGGGTCCTCCGGTATCCGCGAAGCCTTTGGGTGCCTGGGATGCCCTCGGGGAAGCCGTGCAACACCCTGGCGACACTGCGGCTGCTATCGGCTCAGGGCTCGCAAAGACTGCCAAGGACTTCGTTCAGCAGGCTCAGGACAATCCTGCTCAGGCTGCGAAGGGTGCCCTCCTGGGCTCTGCCAACGGCCTGACTTTTGGCACCTTCAAGAACTACATCCAACCTGCGTTGAGCAAGGTTGTGAACGGTGGTTCGTTTGCTGATGCACAACTACGCGTCAAGGACATGTATGACGCTCAGGGCCCTGCGACTACCGTAGGTGAACTTGGTTCTGCATTCATTCCCGGCCCTGGGCAGGCATCGCTGGTCGCTAAGGCTGTAAATGCTGTCCCCACAGCCAGCCGTGTAGCTCGCGCCGGTGCCGGTATGGCTGCTGGTGCTGTTGAAGGCGTGGCTAACTACGCTGGTCGCGCTGAAGGTGACCTGAATGCCAAGGATGCCGCTGCAAACGCGATCATCGGGGGTACCCTCGGGACCCTTCCGGCTGTTGGTCCTGCTACGGTCCAACAAAAGGCTGCTTCTTTCATCCGCAAGGAAGGTGATAACGCTGCGAATGCCGCAGAAAACATCATCAAATTGAAGAGTACAGCCACTCGGGACACCATTGGTGGCGCTGAGATTGCCAAGAAGGAAGTAAATCGCATTGGCAAGGCAGGTCTGAATGAAGTTTCTGATGCAGTTGAGAAGCTCCCGGACTCCCCGGACAAGCTGATGGCCCAAAAGGCTCTCAATCGCTTCCGTGATTACGGTGACGATGCTTCGTTGAACGGTCTCGAGCAACATGGACCCGCTTCGAAGACCGTTGCAGACGCTATTCGCAAGGCACAACGCCTGGATTCCCAAGTTTCCGAGCAGTCGGGCGCTTCGGCAATCAAACAAGGTCTTGCACACCTCGGGGGAGTCGCTGGTGGGTCCCTGGGCAGCAATATGGGCCCCGTTGGAGCAGTTATGGGCTACGGTGCCGGTCTCAAGGCCACCCAAAAGCTCCTCGGGACCTCTGGTACCCACGCTCAGATGGCTGTGAAGCGTCTGATCAAGCAGGATGCCGTTGCACAGGAAGTTCTGAACAAGCTTGGACCCTCTGCGGCCACCAAGGGCCTCCAGGACCTCACTGGACAGGGCGCTGCTCACCAAGCCAGCCTCGTGGCTGCTGCGGCTCAGGAACAGGCTACCAAAGCTGCTGCTGATGCTGCCAAGGTGACCGCAAAGGCTGATTCATATGCTGAAAAGTACATGAAGCGTGGCCTCGATGCCGGTGCCCAGGCGAAGCAAGATATCGCTGATCAGGCCATGGCTCAAGCCAAGCAGGCCCAACAGACCCAGAAGGAAGCTGCGGCCATCCTCGCGCAACAGGCGAAGGCTCAACAGGCTGCAAAGTCTGCTGCTGAGAAATCCGCTGCTGATCAACAGAAGGCTGCTGCTTCCCGTGCTGCTGACATTGCCAAGCGCACTGCTAGTTACACCCAGGAACGCCAAGCTACCTCTGCTGAAGCTCGCGCTGCCAAGGCTGCTGAAGCCAAGGCCAAGCAAGTGTCTACTCCTGATCCGCAGAAGACCGCTATGGAACAGGCCAAGGCACTCGCTGCTGAAGCCAAGGCCAAGCAAGATCGTCAAGCTGCAATCGATAAGCGTACCGAGAAGGCCCGTGCGGAACGTAGTGCATACAGCAAGAGTGCTCGTCGGGAGGCTGCAGCGGCTGCTGATAAGCAGGCCATGGTCGATAAGGCTGTCAACGGAGACTTCGACATCGAGAACCCGAAGGCTGCTGCGCTTCTTTCACACGTCGATCATCCAGATACGGAAACCCTCAAGGCTTCCCTCCAGAAGATCGCTAAGGAAGACCCTGAGCATGCGGAGACTATCTCCAGACTCTTCGGGACAGGTGAGAAGGCTCCTGCTGGGAAGCCGTACTACAACCTCCAGAGGAAGCTTCAGGATGTCCACGGCTCTCGCGTCCCTGAGAAGCCTGCAGAGACCTCTAGCTCTAGTGGTGTCCTGTCAAAGGCCAACATCGAGAATGATGCTGCCTACGCTGCAGGGATCGAGAACCGCCAACAGTATGCCCGCAAGACACACTCTGCAGCCCCTGAGGGTCCCGTGAAGGAACTGGTCCATAAGCTCTCGACCATGGGAGACGCAGACAAGCGGATGTCCCTCTACAACAAGGTCTATGCGAAAGCCTCGGAATCCGAAAAGAAGTTCATGGATGACAAGGTGGAGCACATGATCCACTACGGTAATGAGTATTGAAAGCAATTGACGCTCTGAACGTGTTCAACCTCTTTCGAGGGGTTGTCACGGTCTCAGAATTCACATCAAAAGAAAAGGCTGAAGTAGGTAAGGAGCTTCTCGCTCTGTATCCCAACGCAGCCTTATTCCCCAACTCGGATGCAACCATTGAAGCGTGCAAACGCATCATTGCTGCAACCATCGCTGACCTGGAGGCCACGGATGGAAGAGAAGAAACACGCGCAAGCACGGCCCCCACGGCAAAAGCACTCGCACCCAAATCAGAAAAAGCGAAACATCTTCGGGGAGCTAGCAAAGACGCCTGAAGGTCGGGCTCAGTTAGCTGAGTGGCGGGCCTTAGGTCGTGGCAAGTCTGGGCGTCCCCGTGGCGCTACTACCGGACACTCGGCATATACCCGAAACAAGATGATCGCGAAAGCGAACGAACTAGCGAAGGAGTTTCTCATGGAACTTGAAAAAGAAGGCTACGTGTTGCCCCCGGAAGGGTCGCTCGCTCGCGAAGCCATCGACACTGTAGCAACCCTCATGCGACGCGACGATTTGCCCAAGGACAAGCTGGCTGCTGCTAGCAAGATTCTTGAGTACACGTTGGCGAAGCCTGCACAAACCATTAACGCGAACGTCAAGCGTCCCGAGGACTTCCTAGACGAGATCGCAAAGGACATGTAACGCATGCAAAAAGAGGTCCGCAAGCGGCTGTACGAGGACTTCGAATTCTATGCGAAACATGCTCTGAAGATTCGGACCAAAGAGGGGACCATCGCGCCCCTCGTCCTCAACGACGCACAACAGATTTTCATGAAGACTGTCGTAAGGCAGCTTCAGACCACCGGCAAGGTTCGCGTGGTTGTCCTCAAGGGACGCCAGCAGGGCCTTTCTACCATCATCGAAGGCATTCTCTACTGGTGGACTAGCCAACACAAGGCAACCAAGGCGCTCGTTATGACGCACTTGGGAGAGTCCACCAAAGCTCTGTTCGACATGACGAAGCGGTACCACGATCAATGTCCAGAGATTCTCAAACCCCACACGAAGTACTCATCGCGCAAGGAACTGTCCTTCGACATCCTCGATAGCTCCTACATGGTTGCTACCGCTGGTGGTGATGGCGTTGGCCGTGGTGAAACACTTCAATGCGCACACCTCTCTGAGGCTGCGTTCTACCCCACTGCGACAGCGCGGGAAAACATCAACGGTCTGATGCAGTCGATCCCGAATGCTCAGGGAACCTTCTGCTTCGTTGAGTCAACCGCCAATGGTATCGGCAACCCCTTCCACGACATCTGGACCAAGGCTGTCTCAGGTGAGAACGAATTCGAGGCTGTGTTCATCCCTTGGTTCGTACAAAAGGAATACCGCATGCCGGTCGAAGGGAAGTTCGAAAGGACCCCCGAAGAAGACAAGCTGGTGAAGGACTACGGTCTCGACAATGAACAGTTGATGTTCCGTCGAAAGAAGATCGCTCTGAACGGGCTCGAGATGTTCCAACAGGAATATCCCTGCTTTGCAGACGAAGCCTTCCTGACATCGGGCCGACCTGTGTTCAACCTGCAGCAGATGCAAGGGTTGCTCAAGGATGTTCCTGACATCAAAGAGCGCATGAACCTGATCACCGATGACTGGGAAAAGAATGTCCGAGGGGACCTCTTGGTCTACAAAGACATCGATCCTGGTGAGACTTACTACATCGGTGCTGACGTTGCCATGGGCTTCAAGGGAGGCGACTGGTCCGTTGCACAGGTTCTTGATTCGAAGAAGCGGCAGGTTGCCGTATATCGATCTCAGGTTCACCCAGACTACTTCGCTACCGTCCTGGAGAAGCTCGGCTTCCTCTACAACACCGCAAAGATTGGCGTGGAAAACAACAACCACGGCATCTTGACTGCAACCCGCCTCGGCTCAGACCTAGCGTATCCCAACCTCTACTTCGAGACTCACGTCGATAAGCAAACCGAAGACGAAACAGTTGTCTTTGGATTCCGAACGACCGTGAAGACGAAACCCCTGGTGATCGACAAGCTCCGCGCTGCGTTCCGTGAAGGGGAGATCGAAGTGTACGACAAGACCACTCTCCGTGAGTGCATGTCCTATGTCGTCAAAGACGGAGGGAAGCTCGAGGCCGAATCTGGCTGCTTCGATGACTGTGTCATGTCTCTGGCAATCGCCAATTTTATCCACGAAGGTCGCTTTACTCCGGCTGTGAGTACGGACGACTACTACATAGAAATGATCTAAATGGCTAAGGCTTCTAAAAAGTTCGAGCCTGTTACCGATGACGAGTTGAAGAGTCTGGTGTCCCAAGCTATCAATAGCGCGGCACTCTACTACGATTCAGAACTCTCGTCCGAGCGGCAGAACGTCCTTGAGTATTACCAAGGCGTGAAGCCTAAGCCCGCTCATTCGGGTAACAGTAAGTATGTCTCCATGGATGTCTTTGACGCCGTGGAATCCCTGAAGGCCGTCCTCCTGGAAACCTTCAGCGCTGGTAATCGTATCGTCTCGTTTGATCCGCAGACTGCAGCCGATGTTGAGAACATGCGTATCGCCACAGAGTACGCAGACTACGTCGTCCACCGTCAGAATGACTCCTACAACATCTTCTCGCAACTGATCCACGACGGCCTTATCGCTCGCAGCGGTATCGTCAAGATTTGGTGGGAAGAGTGCATTGAGGAGCAGGTTGAGGAGTTCAGCAACCTCTCGATGGATGAAGTGGAGATGCTCGCGTCGATGGATGACGTGAAGGAAGTCCGCATCGAAGCTGACGAAAAGACAGGACTGGTGGAAGGCGAACTGACCCGCATGGTTGACAAGGGCCAAGTCCGGTACATCAACGTTCCCCCTGAAGAGTTCCTGATCACCTCGACCTCGGCAACGATTGCTGCTGCCCCTTTGGTAGCCCATCGGACCCGCAAGACAAAGTCCGAACTGATCGAGGAAGGCTACGACAAGAAGTTGGTCAACGGTCTCCCTGCTGGCTCCGACAATGAGCTAGAACTGAACGGTGAGAAGCAAGCCCGCTTCATGGACATTGGTGCCTCGACAATCGGCAATGATGACTCCCTCCAAGAGCAAACCTCGGGAATCCTGGTGTACGAAGCGTACCTTCGGATCGACATGGATGGCTCAGGTGTCGCCAAGCTGTGGAAGGTCATCTTCGCTAACGAGACGATCCTCGACAAGGAACAAGTAGACCGCAAGCCGTTCCTACACTACACCCCGATCCCGACTCCTCACGCATTCTACGGTAGCAACTACGCAGCCCGTGTGATCCCCACGCAGAACGCTCGTACGGTCCTCGTGCGGGGCATTCTCGACCACACCGTCACTACCAACAATCCCCGTATGGCGGTTGTGAAGGGTGCCCTGACGAACCCCAAGGAACTCCTCGAGAACCGTGTGGGTGGTCTGGTCAACATCACGCGTCCTGATGGCATCTTCCCGTTGCCGCAGCCTGGGCTCAATCCCTTCGTGTTCCAGACGCTTCAGATGCTGGATGACGATAAGGAAGAAGTCACAGGGGTCTCCAAGCTGTCCCAAGGTCTCAACAAGGACGCCATCAGCAAGCAGAACTCTGCAGGCATGGTGGAGAACCTCGTTACCCTCTCGCAGCAACGCGAGAAGATCATGGCTCGTAACTTCGCCAACCAGTTTATTCGTCCCCTCTATCTTGAGGTGTACAGACTGGTTCTCGCTAATGAGAAGAAGGAGAAGGTTGTCCGTGTCGCTGGTGACTTCGTTCGCATCGATCCGCAGGAATGGGACGAAGAGGTTACCTGTACCGTTGAACTGCACCTTGGATACGCTGATCAAGGCCGTGAGGCACAGAAGGTCCTTGCTGCACTGGGCATGCTTGGTCAAGACCCGGCTATCGCTCGCATGATGACGGACGACAACAAGTACTACGCAGCCACTCAGTTCCTCCAGAAGTCCGGCTTCAAGGACGCAGGGCTACTCATCACTGATCCGAAGAAGATTCCTGCTCCGCAGCCTGATCCGATCAAGATGAAGATGCTCGAGATCGAGGAGCGCAAGGTCGCCGTACAAGAGGCTGTCGCTGCCAACTCCAAAGAGAAGGTCGAAGGCCACATCCAGATCGAACAAGTCAAGACATCTCTCGACAGGCTCTCGCTTCAACTCGAGAACATGCGCAAGACTCGTGAACTGGATATTAAGGAATTCGATTCCACGTCTAAGGCTGCAATCGCTGTGCAAGAGATGGAACAAGCAAAGGAAATGGTAGCTGCTGATCCTGCCTCGGGCCGAGCCATCGTATCCCCTAACTAAAACCCCATGAGCGAAGAACTCACGCTCAAACGCGGACTGGCTGCTGAGGAGCTTCTGGCAACGGAAGCCTTCATCGTCGTCGTGAACGAGCTATCAAATCAATATTACACGGAGATCACTCTGAGTGAGACCGGAGACACGGCAAAGCGTGAACACTGCTTCTACCAAATCCGAGCACTTCAAGAGATCACCGGACATCTCCAAGGCTGGATCAATGCAAAGGTCCAGCTTCTTTCCCAAACTGAAGAGTAAACAAACACATGACCACGACCACCCAAGAGGGCGTCGATAGCGCCATCCTCGCAACTGAAGATGACGCAGCAAACGAATTTCTCAACCGATGGAGTGATGAGGACCCTGAGAAGGTATCCGAGGCACCTGAGGAAGAAGAGGTAGAAACCGATGACGAGTCGGAATCCACCGAAGACGAAGCCGACGATGAAGAAGAGTCGAGCGACGAGACTGAGACGGACCCTGAAGAAACGGGCGACGACGAAGCCGAAGATGACACCGATGACGAAGAAGAGTCAGCCGAAGAGGAGCCTAAGGGTTCCCTGAAGGATGACGCGAAGGTCAAGGTTAAGGTCGGTGACGAGGAGCACGAGGTATCCGTTAAAGACTTGAAGCGCCTCTTTGGACAAGAAGCTTCACTCACGAAGAAATCACAGAAGGTCGCAGACGATCAGAAACGTCTCGACGCTGCCAACGAGAAAGCGGCTGCACAACTGGAACGCATCTACGACAAGGTGAAGACCCGTTGGGAACCGTACTCGAAGGTAGACATGCTGCTGGCTAGTAAGGAACTGAGTACCGAAGAGTTCACCGCTCTCCGTGCTGAAGCCGCTGCAGCCTATGAGGACTTCCAATTCGTCACGCAGGAAGTTGACACGTTCGTGAAGGAAGCGAACGCCACGCGCAAGGCACAGATTGATGCCCAGGCGAAGGAAGCAGTCAAGGTCCTGAAAGAAGCTATCCCCGGTTGGAACCAGACTGTCTATAACGAACTGCGTACGTACGCAATCGAAAAGGGCATGCCTGCTGAAGCGATTAACTCCCTTGTTGACCCGAATGCGATCCAGATGATCCATAAGGCGATGCAGTTCGACAAGGCGAAGAAGGTCGTGACCACCAAGAAGAAGGTCGTTACCGCCTCGAAGGTTCTCAAGACCACCAAGCAGGTCACAAGCCGCGACGTGAAGGTTGAAAAGAATCAGAAGGCAATGACGAAGCTGAAGTCCTCGGGCTCCACCGATGACGCAGCAGACCTCTTCCTGTCCCGTTGGGCAGATAGCGAGTAATCCGCAGTATCCCTAGGGCCACCTACCGCCACCCTTGGCACCCTCAGGCCCTAATCTCACATTCACTCCATCAAGGAAAGCAATACCATGAGCGCAACCGCATTCAAGACGTACGACCAAGTTGGCAAGAAGGAAGACGTCAGCGATATCATCACGAACCTGACGCCTACCCTCACGCCGTTCCAGACGCTGATCAAGGGCGACAAGGTCAGCAACACGCTGTACCAATGGCAAGAAGACAGCCTCGCTGCAGTCGCAACGAACGCTGTGGTTGAAGGTGCAGACGCAGTAGATAGCACGCTGGCTGCAACCGTGATGCGTGCCAACACGACCCAAATCTTCCAGAAGACTGTGAAGGTTTCGAACACGGCTGACGCTATCAGCACGTACGGTCGCGCCAAAGAAACCGCGTACCAGATGTCGAAGAAGTCGGCAGAACTGAAGCGCGAAGTTGAATACCACCTCGTTGGTATCGCACAGAACGCTGCTCTCGGTGGCGAAGCTGTTGCCCGCAAGTTCGGCAACGTGTGGGGCGCTGACACCAACTCGGTGAAGCTGATCAACGCGAACGTGACCATCGACAAGACGGGTACCCCGGCTGCTCTGGCTGAAGCTGACGTTCTGTCGGTCAACCAAAAGTTGTACGAGAACGGCGGCGAAGCTACGATCATCATGATCAAGCCCGCTGACTCGCTCATCGTGGCTGGCTTCTCGGCTGCTGCTGGCCGTATGCGTGACTTCGGTGCTGAGAAGGCCATCGTCAACGTGGTCGATCTCTACGTCTCGCCGTTCGGTGAGCAGAAGGTCGTGATCAACCGCTTCATGAAGGCTGACTCGGCACTCGTGTTCGATCCGAAGAACTGGAAGCTGGCTACGCTGCGTCCGTTCACGTCCACGGTCCTGGCTGTGACGGGTGACTCGAGCCGTCGCCAGATCGTTGGTGAGTTCGGCTTCAAGCACGTCAACTACGGCGCATCGGGCGCAATCATCGGCCTGACGGGCGCTAACCCGACCCTGCCGTAAGCATCAACCGCTGGTGAACTTGGGGAGGAATCCCCGCTTAGTGCCAGCATCCCCTTGGGCCCCTTATGGGGTCCTCCTCATTCCTTTACGCCCTGCGTTGCTCCTACTCTCGGTAGCGCGGGGCTTTTTTACGTCCATGCAAAACATTCTCGATACCCACAACACGCTTACGTCCAACACTGATGGGCACATCATCGAGCGTGTTCAGCATATCCCCACGTCCTTCGTTGATCGCCTCAAGGCGGAACGAGGGGCCTCCATGGAAGGCCGTGAAGGCGAATACATGCGAGTCGCATCAATCCCCGTAGTCCTCATTGAAAAATGGATGAAAGAAGGCTTTGACTTTTATAACGAGTCGGCCAAACGCATCGTTGCCAAGCTCAAAGCTGAAGGCATGGACTACTTCGTCACGACCTCCAAGGCTCTCTAATGAATCGCGCACAAGTCCGCACGAAGGTCCTCAAGCTGCTCAATCGAAACGACTGTACGGATGATATTGCGAACGACTTCATCGATCTCGCCCAGTCCCGTATTGAACGCGTCCTCCGCATTCCGGGGATGGAAAAGATCGGCACAGTAACAGGCAACGCTCCTGACGTACCCACGGAATCCATAGTCATCCCCACGGACTTCCTGAGTCTCAAGTCGCTGTACACCCTCAAGGGTCCCTTGGTCTACAAGGACCTCAACACGTTCCTTCCGATTCCCCAGGGCGGGTGTTCCCCGGTCTATACGCGTGTCGGCAGTTCCTATCTCTTGAAGCCTACGTTGGCCGAAGGTGAGCTTGTCTACATGTGGTACTACGCCACGCAGCCTGCTCTCCTCGCTGACACCGACTCAAACATCTTCAGCCTCATCTGTTCAGACATCCTTATCTACGGTGCCCTTTGTTTCGCTGCGGATTACTTCGTGGATGACCGCATTGATTTCTTCGAGAAGCGCTACGCGTCCCTGAAGGATGAGATCGAGGAACAAGGCCGGATGACGGACATGGAACAAGGAACGATGGCTATCGAACCTGCATACGACACGGAGTATTAATTGACCACGTCTTTCTTTAACGGGGCTGTAGTTCCCCCGGAGATCAACAGCACGGATGAATTGATTGACGAGCTTACCGCTCAGGTTAATACAGTTACCGCTGCTGCCTCCGAGGCCACCACTGCAGCTACTCAATCCACCGCTGCTGCAGCCAATGCTGCGATCTCCGAAGCAAACGTAGCGGTCCTGGCACAGCAAGCTACTGATACCCTGGCTCAGGCCAACACCGCGATCAGTGTCGCGAACACTGCAGCAACTACCGCAACCACTGCAGCCACTACAGCTACAACCAAGGCGTCCGAGGCTACCGCTTCGGCAACCTCTGCGAACACCTCGGCATCCAATGCTGCGACCAGCGAGACGAATGCAGCCACCTCGGCGGGCACGGCTTCCACGCAAGCGGGCATTGCCACGACTCAGGCAGGCATTGCGACCACCCAGGCTGCAGCCGCGCTGGCTTCAAAGAATGCCGCAGGGACCTCGGAGGCGAACGCGGGGACCTCGGCCGGTACGGCCACGACTCAGGCAGGCATTGCGACGACCCAAGCGGGCACCGCAACGACCCAAGCAGGGATCGCAACGACCCAGGCAGGCACTGCAACCACGCAAGCCGGTAATGCGTCCACCAGCGCTGCTGCTGCTCTCGCAAGCCAGAACGCTGCGGCTGCTTCAGCCCTCGTTGCGCAGAACTTCACGGCTTCGCTGGCAGGTAAGAACCGGATCATCAACGGTGCATGCGATGTTGCACAGCGTGGGACTAGCGCCACTTTCTCAACCACTGCGGGGGTGAACGTAGGTGGCTATGGAGGTCCTGACAGGTTCTATGCGCAGAATTCTGCGGGGGGGTCGTTTAGCCAGAACCAGAATACCCTGTCAGCGGTAAACAAGAATTCTATTCTGCATCAAGTTCTCTCGGTTCCCACCAGCTTCACAGGGACCAACCTCTGGTCAGGGATACGGCAACCAATTGAAGGGCTCAACTGCTACGACTTGTGGCAAAAGCCCATCGCGGTCTCCTTCAACTTCGTCGCCAAGGTCACAGGGAACTACTCGTTCTCCCTCTCTGATTCTGCCTTCGCTTACTCCTTCGTCACCACGTTTAACTACGCAGTGGCAGACGCTATCCAGTCGATCACTGTGCTGGTCCCTGCGTGCCCTAGCGGCATGACCATCCCCCGTACTACAGGCGCTGGTCTGCATGTGCAAATCGGGGCTATCAACAAAGGAACGTATCAGACAGCCCCTAGCTCCAGTGTGTGGAAAACCGGAACGTATGTCAGTGCTACAGGTGCTGTGGACTGGTCAGCCTCGACAGCCAACTACATATGCGCCACGGAAATCCAACTCGAAGCCGGATCGGTAGCAACCCCCTTCGAACGCCTTCCGTACGGTCAGGTACTCGCGCTGTGTCAGCGGTACTACGAGAAGATCGGAGGAGAGGCTCAGTACGACATCTTAATACAAGGTTACGGCGGTACCGGAGCGCCTTTTAGCATTATGGTTCCGTTCAAGGTACAGAAGAGGGCCTCCCCCACAGTGACTAAGTTCGGCACTTGGGCGGTTAGCAATTGCTCTCAGCCCGGGGTAATTGGTACTGGGTCAACCACGACTGCAGCCCTGAATAGTAACGTAACGACAGCAGGTCCCGCCAGCTTCAACACCATCGATAGCTCAACGTACCTCGCTGCCTCTGCGGAACTCTAATTCATGACCTACACAATCAACACTTCTGGTGGCGTCGTTAGAGACTCCGATGGTGCCTTCATTCCTAAGGACCTCCAGAACACCGACTATGCCGCCTATCTCGCATGGGTAGCTCTGGGTAACTCTGCAACCGTCCAAGCACCCGTAGTAGACCTCCAGCGTCTCCTAACGGACACCGTGCAGTCCCTCATGGACACCAAGGCCCAGTCGTATCACTACGATGACCTGACCACGGCTGTGACGTACGCAGAGGAGCCCTCGGTCCCTAAGTTCCAAGAGGAAGGCCAAGCGTTCCGTGCGTGGCGTTCTCAGGTGTGGGCTACGGCCTACTCGATCCTAGGGGAAGTCCAAGCGGGACACCGTAGTTTCCCCACGGTTGCTGAGGTCCCCTCGCTGCTCCCTCCGTTCCCCTTGGATGTCCCATGAAGTACCTCTGGAACCTCCTGGTCTCTCTTGACCAGTTCATCAACACGTTCCTCTTAGGGGACCCTGACGAGACTCTCTCTAGCCGTGCTGCCAAGGCAATGCTTAAGGGGAAGCGTTGGGGCTGTGTGCTCTGTCGCCTCCTCGATTATGTGGAGAAGAATCACTGCCTGAAGTCCCTTGAGGTTGATGAGGGCTCACAGGCAATTCTTAAAGACT